GTTGAATGTGGGGGATTAAACCCCTAATTTAAGAGCCATAAGCACCAAAGGGTGCTGGCTCCGCCTTACTGGTCGTCTAAAAATAGATCGATCCAGTGTGTAGATTGATAATCGATGATATCCCGAAGTCCCAGGCAGTATACTATGATCCGGTTCCGTTAAAGGATCCGAAACGTACGTACTGTAAAGGGGATACACATAAGGAACGTTCGGTTTGTTTACAAACCGCCGTGGACTTAGCGTATAGGTATCAAAGAAACCTCCTTCGTAACCCGCTCGTCTCATTTTTCGATTCTGGCGAAGGTGAAAGCTACCGATTAGGTGGCCGTCACCGTAACCATCCGGTCCAAATAAGATAAACGGTTCGCATAACTGGGATCTGACGAAAGAGGAGAGTTTTACCTCTCCTCTTCTAAGAAACCAATTATGCATTACGTAGAGGTTCCGATCACTTATCAGAGTCTTTTGATAAAATGGTCGAATATCAAATCCCTTAAAGTAGTCAGCACCACATGACTCTCGAAAAGGCCCTGTCTTAAAGGACTTCTCTGTATTAACGGAGAAGCCACAATAATTCAGGACGTCTACGAGCTTATCATATGATTCTGTGGGGACAATTAAGTCATCCCCATAGACGCTGATATCACTTTGATCAACTCCAAGATATCCACAAGTGGCGACACACAGGCTCCAGAAAATCAAGCTCTCCAATTCAAAAGTATAGGAGTTACCCATACTAGAGAATCGCTCGAGCTCGAAAGTCTGGTCTTTATATGTCACCCGCCCACTCCTGAATCGATCTAAAAGATCGAACCATGGTGTAGGCAGGAGATCTTGAACCAAGAGATAACTAATCGTATCGCTCGCTGAAGAAAGATCAATGGTAGCTAAGCTTCCATCGATCGATCCCCTTCGAGCTAACTTTTGGTTACCCTCTTGTGAGCTGAGATCTACTCCCGCATATTTCAGGCGTTTTTTGAGATAGTTCCCAATTCCTTTTTGGCCGAAGCCATTCAGGGTGGGTTCTATTCCAATTGACCTGTATGTGCGTGAGTCTTTGGGAACGAACTCAAGTCTACTATCTGCCAGCTCAATCCGATACTTCTGATCAGACGTATGGTGGGCCAGCCAATGGGGAAATTCGCTCAAGAATTCACCCAGATAGGGGACAAGGTTCGGACTACACGAAAGGCTAGATGAAAGCTTCACCACAGGGTGGGCATCCATCTTTTTTACGCTTGTTGTTGCTCCAGGCCCGAAAGAGAAATCCAATGAGCCGTAATCCGGACAGTCGCCGAGAACAAAAGAGATTTTCCGTGCCGCCATTAACAAAATGGCAGACACGTCGGCATTCGCCGACATCTCCGTTCTCAACCGAATGTTCGTAAGACGGCATTTCTCCTCGGTTTCAATAAACTTCTTGAAGGCAACCTGTTCTTTGTCGACGCCTATCTCTATGTAATCTTGTTTTGCAACAAGAGCATGGATCTGGCGAGCATAGATCAGATCTTCTACATCCGAATCGTCACGATAGTCGAAACTATGGTTAATCAATTCTTCGTAGTTCCCGTTTACCATAAGCTGATATAGCTTCTTGGTATAAGGACCTCCAAGTTCGAAACATAGCCTAGACAGCCCCTGCACAATTTCTAGACTCTGTGAAGGGGATCGAGGACTTATCCAACTCATAAAGAACTCCGTAAAAGGAATGATTTAAACCAACTGAATTAATTCAGTTGGAGAGTTGACAACGTTCTTGCTTTCTTACTCAGCTCTCTGCGGGATTTAACAATCCGTTGAAGAAGGAGATAATTTACAGCTAAAACGTATGTCAGACCTGTGACTTCGAAATCACACAAGTGGCGCGGGCACGAGATAACGGCGTTTGTGGGGTCACCAACAACAGTTCGATCAAACGAACGGAGTTGGGACCTAACATACCTCCGAAATCTCCTATCCGTATTCCACATTGTATGGACCTCGTAAGGACGCAGGTTTAGGGCATCGTTAATATGCATAAATTACACCTTTTGCTAAGAAAAGAAAGAAGGACGAAGTTTGCCGAAAGTTAATTCGGCAGGACAAGCTGTGTGAACAACTGGGGACCAGGAAGAACACTGGCAGCTACAGCTGAACCGGCCGAAGCCTGGTTCAGAGTACCTGTTGCAGTGGTAGAACTGGCACCCATTGTAAATCCAACAGCCATCTTGATTACATTTGCTCTGTCGATCACAGACGAACGTTTCGACGCGTACAGCGTAATGCTGACGGTGTTAACGTACGCTACTTTCGGCGCAGCAACATAGCCAAGAGAAGTCCCCGACGCCCCCAGAGTCTCGAGAACGGGGAGCTCAAGCTTTGCCTGAATCCTCCAATCTCCTGACTTCAACTGTTCCGTCTGGGCGTACAGACGCGGCTGTGCCTCGAGAGGCAGAGACGAATCTGAACCACGCCAGAATGGAATGGGAGTATCAGTCACGGGAATGAAGGTCCACTCTTTGGGAGTGGCGGCATCGTCTTTAACCAAAAGGTTAGTCATAGCGCCCATTATAAGGCTCCTTGACGGCATAGTCCATAGACTATCGTCGATTAATTGATAATTGACCATACAAGAAAATCGAGTATGGGTGGATAGCTGAAGGATCAGCGTCGTCTCCGACCTCTAACGAGGCGGGAAACATCTTGATTCAAGAAACTGTTTCGGGTCGTGTTGGAAACAAAACGACCAAATTCAGTTCCTGAGGCTCTCTGGTGTGCCAGTGCGACCGCGTTGTAAATACGACGAGGAGACATGGCATCAGGAATAGCTACAAAGTTAGGCGTAGGGACACTAAGTGAGGTCAAAAACGACCTACTGAGATATCTCTGCGAGTATGAAGACTTGATGCCGCCGTAGTATTGGGGACTAAACCCCGTATACTTTCCGACAGTATCAAATTTATAAAACTGGGTAGACAAAAATCGACCCTCTAACTTTGGAATAACAGCTAATTGCTCTAGGTAACTTCCAATTGGGAGAAACCAGTCAATTACGAAGGACCATGGGATAACCTCCCATAGAACAGAAGCAGGATCATACAACCCGAGAGCTCGACGTGCACTAACGTTCTCACTTAATTCCGCGATTATGTTAGCATAACCGTAGATATCAGAGATAGCGCTAAACACTTGAGAGCTTTGGGTTGAATTAAAC